TATATATACAATATAACAAATGATTTCTATTTTGTCAAGTATTGTGTTAAACATCATACCACTTTGGCTTAGTGGTTTCATCCTTCCACACGGCAATATTCTTCTTTTCTGTTTGATAATACTTTCTATACGCAGCTATACTATCACCTTCAATTTTACAGTGTAAAGGCATACATTGTGGTGGTTGAATGAAATTACCATAGGGCAGATTTTTGGGTAAATGACTAAGTGCGAAGGCAAGTTTAGTATCACAAAGATGTCTTTTGTTATACCGTGAATAGTATTCTTCACATAGGCCGATAAAATGTCTATATAGCCAAGAATAATTTTCTGTTGTTTGTCTTGTCCAAACAGTAGATGGATGATTTTTGTAAGCAGCTTTGTATATAGGTCGGCCAGCTACAAAATCCGCACTATCAAGAACTCTATGAGCGGTACATAACATCTGAGCACTCTCAAGAGGCATCTTGACAATATGTTTATCTAATAAATTAGAGGCCGCTACTACAGGGTCTTTATCGACATAAAAGATGTTCATTTTTTCTCCTTTAAAATTTGTATGTATAATATACGAAAAAATCTATCTTATGTCAAGCGTTTTTTAAAAAGACTCCCCCGTATTACAATTATATAGTAATTTGCCTGTATAAGCACAATAAATGCAATTATCTTGCTCATTAGAACTATATTTGGCACATTGACCTAAAGTCATATATTTTGTCATTTTTTTTATATCATTTCCAAAGTCTTTACCAAGTTTTTCTAATGTTCCATAAAAATATGTGCCCGGCTTTTGTTCCACTTTTTTTGCTGGTTTTATCAAATTGGTTAAGTCTGCTCCACCTACTGCCATTTGTTTCCTTCTATATCTTTCATGTGTTTTTGTTGACTCATCTTTATATTTTTCTTCTTCCATTCTTTTTGTATATTCAGAAGACGAGCTACTCTTGGGGAGTAAAGTAGCTCGTTGCTTTTCTAACTTAGACTCTTTGTCAATAGAGTTTAGTATTTGTCTTGTCTTAGACATTATTAGCCGGCTGCGATTGCAGTACTTTCAGTAATTTCACAAGCCCCACCTGCACAAGCTAGTTCACCCGTCAAATCAGTATTGTCAAATAGCTCAACTACTTTTGATATATCTACTTCTTTTAAAGTTGAAACCATTTCAGTAAACTTATCTTCTTCAATATCTTCAAATGGTAGTTGAGTATAAGTTGAATCAGCGGCAAAATATGGTAGAACAGAAAGTCCATTATAAAAATCTTTATTATCCCACATCCATTTACCAACTAAATCCCACTCGTCTTCTTTGATTGAAACAGTGCAAGAAACATTGTGAGTATTACTGCCTGTAACATGGCCACCAGCAATCCATCTTTGATAAATGTCTTTTACTCTATCTAATAACTCTATTGATGTTTCATGTCGTAGAATACCACCGTCTTCTGCTTTCTGTGGAATAGAAATTACAGCCTGTGTTTCTGGTTTGAAGAAATCATCTTCTACTAGTTCGGGATGATTGACTTGTAAATATGTATATATTGCTTCGTTCTTACCAACACGAATACGTCTAATATAGTAGTCATTATGCCAAGCGTGAACACCACTTGATGTTCCCAATACACAAGATGTTGTCCCGCTAGGTTTGACGGTTGTTACTCTGGCGGCAGGGTTGACACCTAACTCTTTAGCATAATACTTATTTGTCTCAACAGCAAGTTTGGATGCCTCTTTTAAATCCAACTTCTGAACCTTACCACTACCGATACCTGTCATACCTAAACCAAGTAATGCATCTTTTTCTGTTGTTCTACGCCATACATCTCTTAGATAATGAAAGTTAGTATAAGCGGCTTGTAATGTTCCTATCAATGCAGCAGCAGAAACTCTGTTATTTAATTCTTCTTGTGTTTCTACGTCACTTACGTTTATCTCGCAAAGATTACAAAACTGAAAAGGTCTTAGAGCAATTTCGGCGCATGGATTAGTTCCCCAATCTTGATCATTAGTAAAATAAATGCCTGGCTCTCCAGCACCACTAGCTTTTACTTTTTCCCAAATATCAAAAAAATCAGATTCTTTTACTCTATGTCTTACGACAACAGCAGAATTATTTGCTCTTGCTCTTTGTGGTTCTGATTCCCACCAGTTTCCAAACTTAGATTGTAACATCTCTTTATCATCAAGAGAAAACAAACTAATAGTAGCACTTCTACGAATACCACCAGACAACACAGCATCAGCAATCCAACAGATAATGTCGTGAACTTCTAATGTGGTAAGTTGATCGCCATGATTTTTTCTATCAAAAATTCCCATAATATTATGGACACAATCTTTTAGTGGTTGTGGGCCAGGCGCCTTGCCACCACTAGTTACCAGTAGCGCACCTTTTGGTCTAATTCCAGTAAAATCAAAATCAGGCAAAGGCTTTCCAAGAAAGTAAGACTTCATTAACATCTTTATACAATCAGCCCAACCTTCAATGCTATCACCGACTAAGTATCTACGTTTCTTTGTAGGTAACGTAATAGACGGTAGTTTTTCTACATGGTGTTTTTGAACGGAATAGCCGACTCCCGTTCCACCTAAAAGTAAAAACATTATTTCACTAAAAGCTCTAAAGTCATCTACTGGTAAGTAAGCACAATTATATATTCTTGTAGGTGTTTGAGATATTGCAGCACCAGCAAACTGTAATGACCTCATAGACGGCAAGACCTGTTTATTGTATACAAACTCATAAGCCTTTTCAATGCTAGACTTGAGTTTAGGAAAATTACTTACGTGCATTTCCTTGTTACGAGTTATGAGTTCTTCCCATGTTTCCCTTCTTTCTTTATCTGGAATATACCGAGCGTATTTCATATGCACAGTAATTTCAGATAGTATTTGTTGAGTTATGTCCAATATTAGTCTCCGTCATTTGATTGTTTTACGTCTTTAGCAGATTGATAACCATCCTTAAAAAAACCTGCACCAAATTTTATAGCAGGTGGTGTATAATATCTTCTTACGTCTTTTGGTGATTTACACTTCGGGCAACTTTGTTTTTTGTATCTGTCATAGTCTCTGATTGAAGTCTGTATTTCAAATACTTCTCCACAGCCGTCACACACAAATTCATAGGTTGCCATTACTTACTTTTTTTTCCAATCTTTTCAACACGGTGTATAAACTCTGTATTACCGTTATCGTATGCCAACAAAACTTCATACTCAACTTCTTCATTAGTATGAAGTCTTTCTCTTTCTATCATCTCGTTTGCCATTCTAATTACATCATCTCGTTTTGATTTTGACCGTGATGTGGAGTATACATTTCTGATGTTTATATCAGAATTACCCCATCGGTGTGTTCTTGTTATTGTAAACCTATCCATTTACCCCGTCCTTATGTGTTCTGTAAAGTGAACCAATCTTATTCTCGTTAGTGCCACTCAGTAGGTTACTAAGTTTATCAGTTGTTGTAAATCCCGAAGGCACATTCTCATTCAGATCAATAAAACTTCTTTCGGGCATCATCTCAATATTAAAATTAATATTTGCTTGACCCATACGATTCTTACCAATGTGAAACTTACGTTGTGAGAATGTTCCAAAGAAATCTACTACGTGAGCCTTATTAATAGCCTCGCCTACCTTATCAATGGTAATAACATCATCATTGAAACCTTCACGATTACTTTGTGTTGCTGTCCAAATAGGCTTCTTGATTTCCATAGACAAAGCTCTAAGGTCTTCAAAGATACTCTCTAATTCAAATCTCTTTTGTTCATAACCTCTACGTGACTTCATCAAATCACCATAGTCAATAATGATAAGGTCTGGCTCAATGTCATTAGAAATCAAACGACCAATGTGAAACTTGATTGTATTGATAGTGGCAACCTTTGGTGGATACTCTTTGATAAACAACTTACCACCAGAGAATCGTTGCATTTGGTTGGCTGCCTCTGATTGTCTTGAGATAAGTTCCTTAGTTGGAATACCAGTAATACGACTATCATAACGATTACCAACGTGTGATTCAGAAAGTTCAAATGTGTAGTGTACAACATTCTTACCAGCAGCCAAAGCACCATAACCAAAGTTGACTAACATAAAACTCTTACCGCCACCTGTTGGCGCCATAACGACACCTAACTCACCAGCAGCTAACCCACCATCTAAAATACTCTCTTGATCCAAGAGTGGAAAACCAGTGGGTATGCTTTGTCTAGTATGAACTTGTCTACGTGATTCAAAACTATCAAAAAAGTCTTGACCTAAAT